TGGGCGCTGCGGTCCTGTTCTAATCTGTGGATTAAATCAGAGAATTCATTATAGAAACTTTGATCCTCGTCTTTGGATACTATTACCCGAATAGCGTTCCAAGCGCCCTCAGCCCGTAGTGCATCAATAAGTACATCTCTATCCATAAACATATCTTATTTCTCCAGTTTGATTAGTTTGGTTTCACGATAACTCATACTAAGTAGGCAATCAGCTTTCTTTTGAAGCGCGACCATCACCCACCGCATGATATTAGCATTTTTCGTGGACCCGCGCAACGACTCCAAGGCGAGTTGGTAATCAGGGCTGGAGATGATCATGTTCTTGACCTTATTCTCCGTCATCTTCTCCCCTGCACTGGCCGCTGCTATGCGAATCTCTGAATCTTTATCGGCTTCTAGCTTATTAAGTGTAGCTTCCTTTCGAGCTACCTCCACACGAAGCTCAGCCTCAATGGTACCACATTCTACTAGATGGGTACCAATAATGCACATAGCTCTGTCTAAGTCTGCGGGGTCTATGCTGAATAGTTTGTCGTCTAGTATTACTTTTTGTTTTCCATTTGGTTTTTCAATAAGTACTTCCATTACTTTAGCTCCAATATATCTCTTGCTATTTGTCTAAGTTTAATGAGTAGCTTCTCAACTCCTTGTTCTAATCCTACAGATCCATATTCATTTACATTTAGGCTAGCGTATACATTCCATGTATTCCACTCTTCTCCATCATACATAAAAGAGAAATTAATCCCCATTAGCTTTCCTAGTCGGACTATCTCTTTATGTTGTTTCTCGGTCATCAGAATTTTCTCCCGTGCTTGTACGGCCTAGACCTATTATAGCCTATTTTCGCTTCGATTGCACCGGCCACATCAAGGTTAAACGCCGCCGAATAGTCAAGTATTCTTATCACGGTGTCAGCTAATTCGACCTCCTCGGCACTGTATTCAGGAACTTTTGGATCAGGATTATTCCCATCTCGGACAGCTTCAAGCACCTCGCTCAATTCGCTATGCATGAGAGCTATGCACTCTCCTTTGTTTCGATTCACCCCTTCTTCCCAAAAACCTCTATCTTCATTATCCTTATGCACACTTTCTGCCAAGTTATCCCATTCGAGGGCGAATCTGCTTAAAGACTTACTCTGCATTTCTCTAACTCCTATCATTTCATCCATAGTAGTTCTACCTCTTCAAGATAATAAGAGGTTTTATGCTCCAATATTCCTAGAGTTTTATCCCAAGGATTATCTCCAGATTTAATCTTATAGTATCTACTGTCTAGCCTAGGATCTTCTTGAAGTTTTGCTGTCTTCTTAAGAGTACCATTGGCCCCAACAGCATTCTCACAGTGTAATTCCGCTGCATCTCTATTACAATAGGCAGCTATAGGGGTTGTAAAATAGTCATAATAACTACCGCCTTGCCGCATCACTATATAAATATACATATCATCCTTCAGCATGAGCCCAAGAGATGTCAGACCAAGCCGTCTCAATCTTAAATTGATACCCACCGAATTCTAGTATGGGGCGCTGGGCTACCATCTTAAAGACTTTATCAAACCATTCTACGTGGTCTTTCCGCACCCCATAAGCCAAAGAGTCATGTACGCTGGACAGGAAACGAACTCTGTCCGGGCCTACTTTCTTGGCTTCTAGTATATCATCTATCGCGTTCGCTGTCCGCGTAGTCAAATCACCGGCTGGCCCTTGTATTACGCAGTTTACTGCTTCTCGTTCTGCAGCTTGTCTAACGCCCATATCGGGGTCATTAAGACCGGGGAAGCGGCGTTCTCTACCGAATACGCTACGGAGGACACATCCTTGTGATCGAGCTAGATCTGGGGTTTCATCTAGGAATTGTGCTATCCGTGGGAACCGTTCTCGATAAGCGGCAACCATGTTCTTAGCTCTTTCAAACCCTACTATTTCTTCTTTGCCTGTAGTCGGATCTTCATAAGTAACCTTAGATATAGCATAACCTTGAGATCCAAAGATGATACCGAAATTCATCTTCTTGCCTAAGTTAGCTCTGTTTTTATCAGATATCTTATCGGGAGTCACATTAAGCATCGAAGCTGCAACTTCCCTATGCAGATCAGCACCGGGAGTATTGAGTATTTCTATAATCTTTTTCTCTTCGGTCAGAAGTCCGAATATATGTAGCTCAATCTGTGAGTAGTCGCCAAAGTAATAGACGAAGCCATCCTCCTCAGTAAAGATATCTCGAAGTTCTATATCTGTATAGTCATTCTCATCCCAGTCTGAATCCTTCTGAGGTATCTGGTGTAGTAGCCTACAGGATAAGCGGCCATTGACTGTACCTGATAGGTTAAATGAATATCGAATTCTTCCATCGTCATCAATATCCTCCATGATCCGCTGAACATAGGTTGTGTGAACCTTTCTCGTCTTACGGTAATCTAGTATAAGAGGTATTACGGGGTGCTTATCTTGTATAGGTAAAAGAATATCTTTGCTTGTCGAATACCCTTTTGCAGCTTCCTTTTTGATTATTTCGGTACTAAGTCCAAGACTTTGCAGCAGTGAGGCTACTTGATCCGTACTGCCCGGATTAAACTCTGGTGTCGCAAATTGTCGGGAGTCTATTTTTATTTTCTCAAGTCGATCTTCACAGATCTTATTTAGATCTGCAAGTTTGGTGGGGTTGATCTTATTCCCATTCCACTCTGCTTTGGCAAACGTTAGTATAGCTCGCTCCACCTGTTCATTGTACAGCTTCATCAGGTGAGGCTTCTGCTTCATACGATCAAGATATAACTCCTTTAAAGAGAAGGTAACCTCTGCATCTGTTGCCGCATACTGGTGGAATACATCATCAGGGATATGGTCGTAAGTCTTAACCTTATCTTTGCCATGCCCTACTATGTCATTAACTTCTGTTGACCAGTCACCTGTAGCGAACTCTATATCTCCAAGTATTTCTAGACCATGGGGGGGAATAGAATCCAGCAGGTGTTTCATTAGCACCGTATCCCATAACTTGCCCTTTATATCCGAGCCAAGATGCCAACGAATAACATTCATATCGTACTTTAAGTTGTGAGCAATCTTAGCTATTCGAGGGTTCTCGAATAGTCGTTTCAATAAACTGACCACATAGGACCTGTCGCCGTTCATCCACTGTGGCTTCAGCTTCCAATCCAGACCGTTAGGATCATGTCGGTAAAGGGGGACAATCCAAGTCTTATCCTTTCCTAAGGATATCTGAACCATTATCATTGGACTTCGGCGAAATCCTAGATTCGTAGACTCTGTGTCGAAGGCAAATTCGTCAGCCTGCTCCACTTCCTTGATCATATTCTCTACCGATAGAATAGAATCACATAAGGTGTATTTGGCTCTATAAAATGGTTTTGCCAAAGCCCCATGCTCTAGAACGTTCTTAGCAAAAACGTAATCGTCTTGAACTCTATCCTGTAGACGTGGGTTGTTTTTGTGCAAGAACATGGCGGGGTGGTAGGTCACAATTATCTTGAACGTGGGGCCATCTTCCCAAGTAGGAAGCTTCTTTTCGTAAAGGACACCACGCATGGCACCTACGCCACCGAATTTGTTTAGATTGAAAAGCTCCAAGGCGGAATTACCTAGTAGGACAATAACCTCTGGCTGAATGCGCTTGATCTCTTCCTCAATATATCCGTAGCACTTATTCTTTTCTTCGCCTGAAGGCTTCCTATTCTTTGGTGGCCTACAACGCACCATATTTGTTATGAATACTTCGTCTAGATTAAACCCTACTTTAGTAAGGTAAGGTACCAGTACATCTGTTCCCGCTCTTCCCACGAATGGAATACCCAACTTATCTTCTTCGGCTCCGGGAGCTTCCCCAACAAACATGATCCGGTAGTTTCTAGGTATACCCTGAAGTCGTTGTCGTTGGACTACTTCCGAGCCCGAAGCACCATCAACCTGTACATTGGTTACATATGGTATTTCTACATCCTGACCTCTAATCTTTCTCGTATAGGTTATCGAGGGTAGTCGGCACTTAGGCGACCCTCCACAGTCTGTTCTACAGCTCATTATTACTCCATAACACTTCTACCAAATAGTCACTAACATAGGATATCTTTGTTGGATTCTTTATACCGAATTCTCTAGCTATCTTCTTCCATTCAGATCCATGTTTGCGCCTATATCTGCCTTTTAAATGATTACAAGCATGGGCTATCTCGTGGGAAAACACCATTTGTAAATCATCTTTAGTGCCGAACATAATAATCACACAGTTGATACTTATGCAAAAGAAACTAGGGTAGAATAACCCTAAGTTATAAGGTAGGTA